ACGCCTGCGGAAAAAGAGGAAATCCGGCCGCTAATGGTGGAATATGCCAACCTAGTTCGCAGCAAATCAAAGGGCACTTATTTCTTAGATATAATTGATAAACAAATCGAGCACACCGTCACTCAGTCTGTAAATCGTTCGAAATACTATGATTCGGAACGAATTATAGGGTCGCAAACGAATCCCATCGATTCGACAAAACCGTTAATTTTGTGTATTACAGATATTCGTTTTCAAGAATATGAAAATGACGAAGTTAATTGGTTGCAGCAGAGGCATAATGGTAAATTAATCTATATCGATCGATACGATCTTGTTGATGGAAACAAAATGCCAATTTCCTTTATCAATGAGACTGAAAAGGAACAAATCCCTAAATTGATGAATCGAGCAGATATATGCATTAGCTGGCCAACCACTCCAGATCTTAACCTTAAAAATTATGTCACACCAATCGCAGACGAAATCCGACAAAATTGGTTGCCTGTATAAAGCAACCTACATAGAAAGATTCTTTATTATCCTTGATGAATCTGAGCTGAGTTTGACATTACTGATTTACCCAACCTATTCCAAAGCTGTTGTGTCTAAAACAGAATTTTTAGCTAGCATTGCACAAAAACAAGTTGAGTATATTGCAACCCTGCCGCAAAGTGATATCACAGATCTACAGAAGTCATATTCTGGTGACAAATTAGAACCATTCAAACAAGCATATGAAGATTATCATCGACGGAAACAATCTATTATTTCGAGCGAGCTTTGCGATTCCTGAATTTCGGAATAGTGACGGCGTGAATATTGCTGCAATCGCACAGAGTTTGAAAATGATTCGGTCGTATGCTATTGGATATGATACCAAGGATGTCATCGTTACATGGGACCAGAAGCTTGATTATGATCCAGCAAGACCTTCGTTCCGCAGTGAGTTGAATGATAATTACAAGCAGAATCGAAGCGACAACACGGCAGTGTATCATACCGTTTCATATATTATTGAGTTTCTTAAATATATGGGCGTTCCTTCTATATATCCATATCGAATGGAGGCGGACGATGTTATTGCATGGCTTTGCCAAAAAGAATCTGGCGCGATCACAGTCATTTCCGGTGATAAAGATCTTTTGCAGTTAGTAAATGAACGGGTTAGTGTTTTTAATCCATACCAGAAGAAAACATACACACATTTGAATTTTGAAAATGAAGTAGGACTTCCTATCGAACAATTTGTATTGTATAAATGTATTTTAGGGGATCCTTCCGATAACATCAAAGGGCTCGATAGGTATGGTGAAAAGAAATCAAAGAAATTAGCTGTGGAGATTGGTGGCTTTGATAATTTGAGTAGTGTTTGCGATGCTCATCAGATTGAAGTCATTCTCACTAATCGAAAAATCATGGATTTGGGTATGGGGTGGTCTTCAGAGCCAGACGAGATGAAATCGTATGAAGATCAATATGCTTGGTTAAATACTACACAGGATCCGGTGAAATTTGTCGAACTCGCGAATAAATTAGAAATGACCAAACTTGCCAATGATAGTCACTACTGGCTTAATCCATTTACATCGAAATTGAGTGACGTCATGGCACAATGGTTTTCATAATATGGAAATACGTACGTATCCAATTAACGATTATAATCTTTATGCCTGCAATTTAAAATTGCACATATCAGAGATTCTAGCGTTGCACTATGATAGTGAAGCACTATTTGAAAAACAATTGATTCAGAAAATCAAAGAGCAAACTGCAGAAGTTGCTGAACGCATTAAAACCCAAAAAGAAAATGTTTAGTTCATTTTTTGTACCTCTCTTTAAATCGATTCTATTGCTGGTCGTAGTGGGGTCGAGTATATCTGGTGTATTCTCCTTATTCTTTGACTGGAGTCTGTTAAAATTCAGTATTGCGACGGCAATCGCGATAGTCTTGCAGATCACTGTTAAATGGTATGCGGATCTCTTTCGTTCCTCAAGAATTCAAGAATTAGTTGATACAATGCCATCACCAACAATCAAAATGAATATTGAGTGTGCGTTCTGCAAAAAGCCCAGTATCATTGATTATAATGTGTATGAAGAAGAATACGAATGTGTGCATTGCAAAAATATAAATGCCATTTACGGTAAATTTTATGCTGCTCGCAAGATCGTACCAGTAGATACTTTATTGACTAATCATGAATCCTCAATACAGTAACATCGATACATCAAAATATAGCGAAATGCTTCGTTCAATGGATATTTTTAAATCTTCTTTGATCGACGAAACGCCTGCAGATAGAACCAAAAAACATCTAGTAGAGCTTACCTGCTTTGATAAAGACTGCTATACTGTGGGTGAGATGTTGAGTAAGCAAATATTAGATGCGAGAGACCTTGGCTCGTCGTTAAAGACATTATTGCATTCGATGTTCACAAATGCAGATCCTATGGTTATTGATGAAATAGTATCCGCTGCAAAAATTGACGACCACAAAAAGAATCAAATAATCTCGTATATTGGAGGATTTATTTCTGGCTTAATAAAATAATATATGCTCACGTGCAAATGTATTAAATGCCACAAATACAAACAAAGATCGCAAATAAGCTGGAAACAGGCTACTATTGAGTATGGTGCTAGAGAGCTATTACGTGCAAATTTTATTTGCGGTGAATGTCAGAAAAATCAACGCCAGGAAAAATTCAAATACATGCTCGAGAGATCGAGTGATTATGTGCAGTTGATGCATAAAATCTCAAAAGAGAAACACAAATACGACACTACAAAATACGGATTGCCATTTCCTCAATGCATACAAAAATTTAAAGAAACCATCGACAAATATCTTAGAGAATCGTATATACAAAATTATACTTTTATAGTTGAAAATAACAATTTAACAGGCATATTAGTTAACAACATTCCTTTTATCAAACAAATAATTTTAAAAATCTATGAAAAAACTCCGCAAATACCAAAGGCCGAAACCGAATAAGTTTGAAGATCAAGATGTGCACGTCGTTTCACGATGGCTCGCGCTGATCCGTTCAGTAAATGTCATTTTTGATAAAGCCGATAAATTAGGAGTTCACGAAGATCTTGTTGATTTATCGCCAAACGACATTCAAGATTATATTGATGATATAAGCGGGGATATTTATTTTGAAATTATGGGATCTGGCAACGCCAATAAAATCCGACCATACGCATCTCGTTTGACTGCATGAATTATATTCCTGGTGAAAAGCTTGAAGTGTTGAACGAACGATATTCATCCTTGGGATTTTCGCCTGGGGTATTTATCATACAAAATATCCGTCTCGATAGAGAGACACAAGAAATTGTCTATCGATTTACGAACGGCAAAACCATCAAATTTAAATCCATCCAAGAGGCGGAGGCGATTTTTGATAGAATAAAGGGCGTAGTCCGTGAGATGACTACGCCCTTAGGTGGTGACGGGTATTAATTGAGGTTGAGTATTAGCAGGCGTTTCCAGCACCAAGAGCAGGTGTAAGGCCAGTCGTTCTGTCGAAATCTGTAATGACTTGTGCCCCAGGAACTTTGGATTTATTGATACGGTAGTATTGATATGCCAATGTTGCATTGAATGTCATGACTTCGGCATTGCCGGTCAATTCAAATGACAATCCATTAAACGCTACTGGATATACACCAATCAAATCATAGTATCTTACTGCTTCTCCCTTAATGTTTAACAAGGCTAGCGTAATGATATTTCTGCTATTAGGCACTCCATAGCAGCCCGTGGATGTTCCATCATCGAAGATATCGTAGCTCATTTGCTCGAATGCGTTTCGAATTGAAAGATCACCAGGCAATCTGAATGTAACTTGCCAGTTGTTGCTGTTATCATATTTGGCGTTGCCTGGTACATTAAAATCCAATCCCATAAATGGTGCGGTAACGTTTTGGATAGTCCGGCCTGGCACTGTGGCTGTCGTTAGATATGCGTTTGAAATGCCACCATCTAGAGACGTTAACTCTGCCGCCAGTTTAGATAAAATGCCATCTCCATTGATCGCAGCAATGCGGAAGAGATTTCTTCGCTGAAATCCCTTTCTTTGGATTGTGTCGTAGTAGTCTTGAATACCTTGTGCCATAAAAATACTTATGATTTAACCTTGATTTTCTTTTAGGAACGCATACATATCTTCCAAAATCTCTTCGACTGCGTTGAATTGGTCCATTCTATTTGTTTTAAAATAGCCTTCAAGGAACATAATCATACTTGAGTCTGTATTTTGATTTTTTTGATACTTTTCTCTCAATGATGTTTTCTGTGAGGCTTGGGGGGTATTAGATGCTGTTTTGACATGCATTCTCTCTGGCAAATATGTATTGATGACTGCTTCTCTCTCAGTCAGTTTTGCTGCTCTTGACGCTGGTGGTGCTTCAAACGGATCCATGTGAATAGAAGGTTTGCCAAATACTCTAGCGCCGTAAATTTCATCTAGTTTATTACTCATAGGTTTGAATGTACTTATCTATCTTTGTATACAAAAACTGCATGACCACAATCCCAAATTCTGTCAAATCCATTATTCAACATGTTTTGATACTCCGATAGATTCTCATCATATTCTTTTAAGACCTTGTGTAATCTATGTTTCATAAATCCACTGCGGTGTTTGAGTGTATTGTTGATGACATACCAATAACCTGGTTTGCTGTCATGCTTATGTTTGAATCCTAATTTGTGGTATAGATCACCATTCGAATATCTCAAGTCGGCATAAGTGATGATGTTTTGTGGGTTGTGTGTATTAATGAAATATTTTAGAAGCCTCGAAGCACCACCAATGACAGTGTGGTTTAATTTATTACAAAACCGAATCATCTCCCAATCACTGTAATCACCTTTGACAATTTTACGATGACCAAAAGTCATCATAGATACCAATTGACTGTCATGGTATAGCCCATAAGAAATTTGGCTATTATCGTTTCCTTGTATATGGTTCTCGTCTAGGAATTTGACCTTCTCATGTCTATCAGTTATTTGGTGGATGGTGCACTTTCTGCCAAATATCCTTTTCGAAATACCCAATTTACTATCTATAATAGATTTGACAATTTGTTGCTTTGTTTGCCATTCAGATTCCCATATCTGGATTAATTGAATGTTTTTAGCTTTGCATTCCATATATTTATTACGATGGTAATTTTTGTCTTTTCCATTTGATTCATTGTGCCAATATATGCCATTGCATTCGATTGCTATGTTTTTTGATGGAATAAATATGTCTATTTCTTTTGGTGGTATAACGTCTCTTGAATTATTAATACACTCCAACCCAAGGGTTTTTATGTATTGATATACCTCTAATTCGAATGCACTTGATCGAGGATTGCATTGAGGGCATATAAGTGTGTTTTGCCACTGACCACTCGATATGGATCTGGTAAATTCGTGGCCACATGTCTGGTGCTTAATGTGATGTTTTCCTTCGTTTATGCCGTGGTTGGTAATCAATTCGTAGCCATTGTCTAAAAAATGTTCGGTCACTAATTTAATGCGATTTTTCTTTTTGGACTCTGCTACAAGTTGCTGGGAGCATCTTTTTGCATGGCATGATGAATAGCCAAATTTGCTATTTCGGAAGTTAAGGTGATTACCACATTTATGGCATTTTGGTGGTGTGTGTATGTTATGTATAAAGTTATAAAATACTTGTGACCATTTTATATCATCTCCATACTTAATATATCCGATTTTTAGCAGAGTAGATAGATGCGTACTATGTGTTCTTAGCAACGCTGTATTAAATGTTGAATTAGGTTGCTGAAGCCTTTCGAGGCAGAACGCCATTAAAGCATCATGTGATACTAATTCATGATTTGAATTTAAAATTTCAACAAATCCATTTTTTTTATTCTTCTCTGTGTTAATCTTTCCGTCTTTGCATGATTTCCATTTTGTAGATGCTCTCTTGCAAATGTTGTTTGAGCAAGTTTTTGAATATGGTTTGTTTTTATACCCCTTCCATTTTAATGGCTTATTGCAAGCTTTACATCTTTGCTGAGATGTGGTCTTATTGACGATACAGTAAATTCGTTCAGAACAGCATGCTTGCTCGTCTAGAAAT